CCGTTTGTGTTGCATTGTTTCAAGCTGGAGTCCAACAAGAAGGTCATCAAAAAAATAATACTCAATTTTGAGGGCTACGGGGTTTCGCCTTCAGGTAACGGCGTGTTGTTGAAGGTTTGGAACACTGAATCATCCACGTGGGATAACACGCAAACGGGCACATCAGACGGCGACGAAGAGCTTTCCTTAACGTTGGAGTCGCCGCTTACGGATTACGTTGATTCCAACGGTTACGTGTATCTTCTTGCCCGTACAGCAGAGCCCAGCAGCGGTGGTTCCCCAGCGACAATCAACGTGGACTACGCAGAATGTGTGGTAACTGTTGAGGGCATCTGTTACGTGGATGTTGTTTCTTATCGGGACCAAGATGATTTGCGCCTTAAGCCGTTTCTTTGGCGTACGGAGTTTTTGGTCAAGTCTTGGTTGTTTGAGGATATTACGGTCACATAAAAAAGGAGGAGAAAAGAAAAATGAGTACACCAGTGTATGGAGCCCATGAAACAAAACTGTACTATGTCGTGGAATCAACCTACGGTAGTACACCAGCAAATCCTTCGTTGACGGGTTTGGCAACCGCAGAAACAGTTGAACCTGACCTGAACCCTGGAAACATCAGGGTACGTGGTACAGGTTCGCGGGACCTTGCGGCTATCCGTAAGGGGTTGCGGCAGGTTGGACTGAAGGTCGGGTATAACCTTCCAGGTGCGTCGCCTATCGATTTTTTGTTAAATGTTCAAACTTTGAACCCGTTAACGGTGGAGGTAATCTACGAGAAAGCAACAGGCATCGTTGATCTGCTGTACACGGGTTGCAGGTTCAACACCGTAACCGTTGAGTGCTCAGTGGAGGATTTACTTAAAGCAACTGTTGAGTTAATCGGACAGGATGTTACTGTTGGAACGGATAAAATCAGCGGCGCAACCTACGCGGATCATTCGGGTGCGGTGCCGTATTACGAGAGTTACATCAAAAAAGACGCCGTAACGCTTGACCATGTTACAGATTTTCGTTTTACCATCGAAAACAACCTGAAACGTGTTCCAGTAATCAGGGCAACGGATGGTCATTTGCTTAAGTATTTGCCTGAGCGTCACCGCAACTGCGTTGGGGAGTTGACGTTTGAGTTTGAAACCAAAGACGAATATGACGATGTAGTCGGTGACTCGGAGTTCAGTTTAGAGTTCGGTTTAGGTGCAAGCAACAAAGCCGTTTTTGGCAACTGTAAATGGGACGGTGTTTCGTCGCCTGTGCGGGTTGAGGATTTGGTTTGTGTTAAGGCTCCGTTTGTTGCGAAAACGGTGGCAATCAGCTAGGTGGTACATGGTTTGAGGCGTGAAGTTGTCGAAGTTGACCGCCGTTTCGGTGAATGCTACGCTGGCAGTTACGTGTTCGAGGAGATAAGCTGGGCAAAACGTAACCGCATCATCCAGAAGTACACCAAGTATCACCCTGTTACGGGTCAGGTCATAAAAAGCGACTACGTTTCGATACAGGCAGAAACCATCTGGGCTAGCCTAAAAGAGCAACCAGCAAATCAGCCGTTGACGTTGGAGCGTTTGCTCAGCGAAGAGGACGGGGTTTCGTTTGAGTTTGGCGAGTTGCTCAGCCAAACCGTGAACAGGTTATGCACTGTTTCTGTTGATGAGACCCGTTTTTTATCCGAGCAATCCGACGACAAAAATCGCACAGGGCAGTCACAGATTTCAGGCTCTGCAAAGAGTTCGGGTTCACCCCAGCCGAGCTCGGGGAACAATCCGCCAAAACAGTCCAAGAGTTTGTGTTAATTCTCAACGAGTTAGACCAACAAGCAGAACAAGAAAAACAGAAAATGGAAAGGAAACAAAAATGGCATTAGATATAACACTCAACGTATCGGGCACACAGGAATTCAAGCAGGCGTTAACCCGTTTTGATGCCCGCATGACCGAACAGGTACAAAGGCAGCTCCGAGAATGGGCAGAAGCGGTTAAGGTGTCTGCCGAAAAACGTGTTCCGGTTAGAACTGGGAATCTTAGAAATTCGATTTACGCCAAGGTAACCGACTGGGTTGCCGAGGTCGGCGCAGATGCCACGTATGCGGTGGCGGTGGAGTTTGGTACCCGTTACATGAGGGCTCGTCCGTTTCTGTTTCCTTCGGTTCAAGAGGCGTTGCCGCAGCTTGAATCTGTAATCAGCCAAGCCATCGAATCGGCGAAACGGGAGGCGGGTCTGTGAGTTTTAACGAAATCGCGGTTACGGTAAGGGCGGTTAACCGTGCCAGTAACGAGTTTTCCAGAATACAAACAGACGCCGAAGCCCTGACTGCGCGTGTTAAGAGTTTGGGTTCTGCTGTTGCTGGTTTGGGTGCTGCTGGTGTTGCTGTTGGTTATGTTGCGCAGCAGTTTGGTTTGCTGGATGCCGAGCAAGCCAAGGTGTTCAACGGTGCGATGATGGTTGTTTCGGTTATGGGCACGTTTATGCGAACCAGCGTGGGCGTTGCCGTTGCCCAGAAGGTTTACAGTGCGGCGTGTTGGGTTGCAACTGCTGCCCAGAACGCACTTAACATCAGTTATGCCACGTTTCTTGCCTTAACAGGTGTAGGCGTTGCGGTGATTGTTGCTGCTGGTGCTGCGATGTGGCAGTTTGCTTCCCAGATGGACTCCGCAACTGCTTCGGTGAAGAACTACAAATCTGCGTGGACAGAAACCTCAGGTTACAGCCGAAACATACGCCGCACAGGAGAAGAAGACGCGTTCAGGCGGAGGGGCGTTGAATGAGCGTGGGTTTGCCTGTTGTTGCGCTGGTTTTTGGTTCAGTTACTCCCCCGCAGGGCGACGTGTTGGAGTTTACGGTTCATCTAGGTTGCACAAACGAGGTTTCAAGTTTCTCGTGCCTGTTGCAGAATTTTGACAAAAAATACACCCAAACATACCCAGTAACGGTTGGTGTCGACGGCAGCCTAAGCGTTGGCAGGGGCACAAACTGTCCCTGGTTGCGACTATACGTGTCGAAGAGGTAACATGCGAGTCCTCGGCGGTGGAGAATTACCTACGTGTTAAGGGGCGTTGCTGGGGTGAACGGCTTTTCCGCCGCGTGATAACAAAAACGTATGAGAACCAGAAAGGCGAAGACATAATCAAAGATTTAGTGGACTACTACGTCGGATTAAGTCATGTCCGCGACTCAAATGAGCTAATCGAGGACACGGATACGACTTACACGTTGCTGGAGTATGAGAACACCCCAGTTTTTGACGTCATCAAATACGTTGCATCGTCGGCAGACAAAAACGGTGTAGTTGGGTTTGATTTCCGTGTTGAACCTGACGCAAAGTTCGCGTTTTTTGCAAAGAACACCAAAACATGCTCGGTCAGCCTAGCGGATGCGGTGGAGTCCAGCGAGTTTCAACGTGACATTCACCGGATACGAAACAGAATCATAACCTACGGCGCAGCCGAGAAACCATACCCCATAGATTTTGATGGACAAAAATGGAGCGACACCATAACCGAGGACCTAACACAGGTGGAGTTCTGGCTTGAGCACAGCCTTGGTAAATGGGAGCCGACAACGGGTAACACGACCATGAGCATCGGAACCAGCAACGTGTTCCAGGGTTCGTACTGTGTCAAAGCAACCTGCACAGAGTACATGTATTATGTCGGGTTTTGGTGGGTGGTTCCAGACAGCTACGTTAACGCAAACAGTTACCCAGCCCTAGTTTTTGCCATAAAAGCAGACACCAACCACACATTGAACCACACAGTGGAGTTGCATGACGGCAGCGGCTACGACAACGTTGCGTGGCGAAGTTTTACTATCACAAACAGCGACGAGTGGAACCTAATCAAACTGGAGATGGGCAAAAACCACCAAGATGAATGGACGGAAAGCATCTTTAACACCACAAGTTTTCGCTGGGACCTGATACGAGGTGTCAGGTTCATTATAAACCAAAAAACGGGTCAATACGGGGACGTGTGGGTGGACATGTTCCATTTCGGCGATGGACGGTGGACAGCAAAACGTCCATTAGACGCTCAGGAACCAACAGCCAGCCAAACCGCCTACGGGCTACGTGAACTGGTAGAAGTGGACGAAGAGCTTCACAGCAACAACGAATGTGACCTGCGGGCTAAGGCGTTGCTTGAGCATCTGGAGAGCCCCGCCGATTACATAACGTTGCGTTCCACGGTTCTGGATTACGGCACAGAGGCGCTGTTGCCAGGCAACAAAATTCATGTAACATTGCCAAACGAGAACGTTGACTCGGATTACCGAATCGTTAGCGTTGAATACAGGGTAAACGCAGCAACTCAGACCCTTGAAGTTGTTTTAGAGCTTGGAAAAGAAACGCCCCTGCTTGCCGATTACCTGTACACGTTGCAGAGCAGGAGCAACTCGTTGTCACGTTATAAAAGAGGACAATAAAATGGAAAACCAAGAAAAAACCCAAATAGAAAAACTATGTTTCGGCGACCTGGTACGTGTGTACTGGTTGGACGCAAGCGAAGCCATGGGCAGAACAGGCGAAGGCGGTGAACCGCACTTTGACACGCCCGTAGCCAGCATCGGACATTTTGTGGGCGTTAAAGGCAAACGGGCAAAGCACCTGATTCTGTTAAAGGACATCTTCCAGATTACCGAAAAAACCTACGACCTAGTTTACAACTGCATCCCAGTTGGCATGATAGAAAAAGTCAACGTCAGAAGAAAAGATGACCTCGAAAACGAGTACCACGAAATAATCAAGAAGAACCTAATGAGAATCAAAACCAAACGCGGAACCTTCGTAAAAGTCAAATGCAGGTGGAAAAAGTGAAGGAACGAATCTCGAAACTGTTCACAAAAAAGGTCATGGTGAAATCGGGACAGAAAACAAAACGTGTAGAAGTCCCACCCAGCCAAACCTTGGTCTACGGGGTAATAGCCGCAACCGCGATGCTGGCGGTGTTAACGGTTCTGGAGGTTGCACACATGATGTTTCTGGGCAGCTTCAACGCTGAAATCTTCGCAACCATCACATTGGTTGTTGGAACACTACTTGGAACATTCTTTGGACAAAAGGCGTGAACATATTTGAAGACTAATAGAGGTACATTGTTGAAAACAGTATTTTTTCAGAAAATCAGACGCACAGCAAAAAAGTTCGACCTGAACACGCAACAAGTCCGCGCAGACCTGATTTTAGACCTGAAAGTGTTAGCGGAGATGGCACATGACCAAGCAACCAAAACGACCCAAGGAACCAAACGAACCAAACAACACCAAAAGTGGGCACACCTTGCCGCGTACATCAGCCGAAGCATCAACATGATTGCCAAGGAGTATGACACGGGCAAAATCAAGGAAAAACTGGACGAGTTAAGGAAGCTAGTCGATGAGCAACTTGGAGAAGCAGACCCACAGGCTTGAGCAAAAAATCAAGCAACAAATCGAACAAAAACAGCACAGACTGCAAGATGACCCCATAACCTTTTTTGAGCAAACCTTGGGTTTCAAGGCAACAGATTACCAGAAACAGTTAACCCGCTACTTTCTAGACAACCAGTTTGTTGCAGCCCGCTGGTGCAGGCAAAGCGGAAAAAGCCACATAATCGCGGCGTTGCTGCTGTATTATGGGTTAACCAAACCAAAAACGTCGATTGGCGTTGTTGGTCCCAGTTACCGCCAAGCAAAACTGGTTATACGAAAAATAGCTGCGTTTCTGCGGTGTCTGCCTAAAGGATTGGTTGTTAACGCCCGCAAAACGGTGGTCAGCTTCAGCAACGGCAGCGTCATCGAATGTTTTCCCAACAACCCAGACACAATCAGGGGACCGACACTGCATCTGGTTTACTGGGATGAAATGAACTTCACCGCAAACGACGAAGAAATGTACGACGCAATCCTTTTCACGTTGGGAACAACAAACGGCAAATTTGTGTGCAGCAGCACCCCGTGGAGTACAGACCACGTGTTTTACAGGATATTCAACCACCCAGACTTTGGGGATTTTGTTAAATCTCATATAACATGGAAAGACGCCATGGAACCAGGCGGTCCACTGAAACAGCAGATTCTGGAAAAAATCAGAAAACAACTAACAGGCGACCCGTGGCGCTGGCAACGAGAGATGGAAGCACAATGGGCAGAAGACGAAACCTGTTACTTCCCACAGGAACTTATCACCAAAAGCGTAAACGGCAACCTGACCTACGCAACATTTACAGACCATTTGACGGGCAGGTTCTGCATCGGTGTGGATTTGGGCAAAAAACAGGATTACAGCGTTGTTGCAATCGTTGAACTTCGCAGCGATGGAACGGTGTGTTTGGTTCATTTGCACAGGTTTCCGTTGGGCACGCCGTATGCCAGTGTTATCGGTTACGTGAAAGCCGTTTCAGACCGTTACTGCACAATTGAAGCAGTTTATGTTGACCAAACAGGAATCGGCGAATACGTCACAGAAGACATGACCACCATCGTCGCGAACACCCGCGGGGTTGTTTTAACTACTCAACGAAAAGAGGAGATTCTTGGTCACCTAAGGGAGGTTATGCAAACAGGCAAACTTGCAGTTCCCTACGACAGCCAGTTAATCGCCGAGGTTCACTGCGAAAAATATGAACTCACAAAAGATGGGCACATACGGTTCAGTCACCCCGAGGGCACACATGACGATAGACTCTGGGCGCTGGCGTTGGCGTGCATTTCAACACGTAAAACCGAGGCACCGTCAAAACTTGTCAGAGCGTGGTAACAGATGGGCGTAAAAGAACTGTTCAAGATAACAAGGCTTCAGAAACGCTTTGACCACAAAACAGGCACATTCAATGTTAACATCTCATACAAAACACGAACCGACATCACCGACCGCACCATCAAAGTCGCCGAAGCCTTTGGCATCGGAGTGGATGATTTCCAAGAACACGTAATCTACGACAACGTGGAACTCAAAATCAAACCAGACGACATCGTTTACATCACAGGTGACAGCGGAAGCGGAAAAAGCGTGCTGTTAAGGGCACTGGAAAAAGACTTAGCAAATGAGACAGTGAACATCAACAACATAACCATTGACCAAAACAAGCCGTTAATCGATACAATAGGAAAAGATTTTGACCACGGTTTAACGTTGCTGTCGCGTGTTGGTTTGAACGACGCATTCTTGTTTGTTCACCGATACAACCAACTCAGCGACGGACAAAAATACCGTTACAGGCTCGCCAAGATGATACAGTCCAGCCAACAGTACTGGTTCGCGGACGAGTTCTGCTCCACATTGGACAGGGACACCGCCAAGATTGTTTCTTTTAACATCCAAAAGATTGCCCGCGAAGAAAGCAGAGCAGTCTTTGTTGCAACCACACACACTGACCTTTTTGATGACCTGAAGCCTTCTGTGCATATCCATAAACGGTTTGGAAAAGAAATCCAAGTAAAATACTACCCAAACACCGCAAACAAGCAATGCAGCCTAGTTAAAGAGATGAGCATCAGCAAAGGAACCAACCTGAGTACAAGAAGTTGGCTCCGTTTCATTACAGGGACTCGAAACTGTTTGTTTACCACAAAATATTCACCATGAAACGCGGCGAAGAACTGGTGGGCGCAATTGTTTATGGTTCACCGCCAATCACCGTAACGGGACGACGCCAAGCCCTAGGACGAGCAGTACCAATTCAAGAAGTAAACCGTGACTTCATACGTGTTTCCCGTGTGGTAATCCACCCAAAATACCGCACCATCGGTTTAGGCGCAAAAATTGTTGCAGAAACACTGCCGCTTGCTGGTAAACGGTACGTTGAAACTGTTGCGGTTATGGCAAAATATAACCCGTTTTTTGAAAAAGCGGGCATGAAAAAAATCGCGGAAACGGTTCCTGACCCGAAAACGTTGCAGATACTAGAGCAACTCAGGACGTTTGGTTTTAACCCAGTTTTTTTGACGTCTGAGAAGATGAACAAAAACATACTCGACGAAATGCCCCCAGAAAAGGTTGAACAGGTAAAAGCTACATTTGAAACGGTTTCAGGCGTTTACAGAAAACGGGTAGTCAGCGTCAAACAAGCGTTCGTAAACAAAACAGATTACCAAACAATCATAGACAAAGCAGACAACACAAAACTAGCCAAAATGCTGCGCATACTCGGGTTTTTGGCACAAACCAAAGTTTACATGCTCTGGGAAAACATGAACCAAAACAAACAAGTTTAG